ACCTCAGTTGTTTACTCTGATCAAGGGTGCCTTGATGGATCCTGAACTGGAAGAATTGCCAACTGACCTGTTGCGTGGCTTGGATTTCCGCATTGCTAAAACATCTAAAGGTGGATATGCAGACTACAACACATCCAAGTGGGCTCGCAAGGAATCGGCCTTGACCGAAGCCGAACAGGCCGCTGTGGCCGCACATGGTCTATATGATCTCAGCACATTCTTGCCCAAGAAGCCTAGCGCAGTTGAGCTCAAGGTAATCAAGGAAATGTTCGAAGCAAGTGTAGACGGTCAGCCTTACGACACAGAGCGTTGGGGTCAATACTTCCGCCCTGCTGGTGTCAACGCACCTGCTGGTAGCGCAGCCGCCGAAGACACACCGGCACCAGCAGCACGTTCAGCACCTGCCCCGGCAGCAAACTTTGACGAAGATGTTGACGCAGCAGAAAAATCTTTTGCTGCTGAGCCTGTTGCTGCCCCAAAGCCAGCACAGAAGGCCGAGGACATTCTGGCCATGATTCGTAGTCGTCAACAGAAGTAATCTAAAAAGTGCAAGCATCGAAAGGTGCTTGCCTTTTTGTCTACTATGAAATTTTCTTTGGTATTTGATAAATCTGGAGATACTCTGCCCTTTGAGGTGGTGTACAATCACGAACTGTTTGAATTTTTTGTTGATCAAGCAAACAAAAAATCACAAAACTCGTTTGCCAATGATTGCATACTTTATAAAAATCTTGATCAAAGAATCACGCAGTTGCACTGGGCTATCTCAAAGACCAATGAAGTATTATACGATCTTGCAAGCAAGAATTTTAATCAACATACAGATCTTGAAAATTACCTAGACCAACAGTTTCTTAACAAGTTACATTCTGATTGGGTATTTTCTCACTATCATGACATTAATATAAATGATTTAAGATTTAGCAGTGTTGCATCTCGGGCTCGACTAGGTAACATATTACATGAACTGTATCCAGATTCTGAACGCATAATCAAAACTGCGCCAGCAATGGAAAAGTTAGGATACATCTACCCGTTCCGAGAAGTAAACATGGGAGTTCACGACCTTGAAAATAGTTTTACAAAGTTAGAGTTCAAGGCAGATTCCAAATGGCAAGTGTTTAACAACCCATTTAGAAATACCATGATCTCAAACAACGATAAAGTAAATTTTTCGTTTGGGTATACATATGTGGGCAGACAGTATTATAATAAGTTTAGATTTTTTGATACTAAATTAGAATGTCCAGATCATTTTAACTATGAGAATTTAGAATTTGCATTTCAGTTAGGTTTAGACATGCCTGAGACTATTCCGTTTAGTAAAGAGGCTCAGGCCTGGGCTAGTGAGCATGGTATCAAATTGATTGCTGAACAAATACCAATTGCAAACATAGTAGATTTAGAAAACAAACTGTTTGAATATAGAAAAATGTTATATAGAAATTCTCGAGACAACAATCGAGCACAAATAATTTTACACTAAGGATAAGCATGGCAAAAGCATTTGACGTAAGCAAGTTCCGCAAGGAAATTACAAAAAGTATTGAAGGACTCAGCATTGGCTTCAATGATCCCACAGACTGGGTAAGCACAGGCAACTTTGCACTGAACTACCTGATCTCAGGATTCTTTGATCGAGGTATTCCGTTGGGCAAGGTCACAGTGTTTGCCGGAGAATCTGGCGCAGGCAAGAGTTACATCTGTTCTGGCAACATTATCAAGAACGCACAAGAGCAAGGTATCTATGTGGTGCTGGTTGACAGCGAAAACGCACTAGACGAAGCGTGGCTCAAGGCACTGGGAGTAGACACCAGCCAGGACAAACTGCTGAAACTGAGCATGAGCATGATTGACGATGTAGCCAAAACAATCTCAACATTCATGCAGGACTACAAAGCCTTGGCTGAAGGCGAACGTCCCAAGGTCATGTTTGTGATTGACAGCCTGGGCATGTTATTGACACCCACAGACGTTAACCAGTTTGAAGCAGGCGAAATGAAAGGTGACCTGGGTCGTAAACCCAAAGCACTCACAGCCCTGGTTCGTAACTGTGTCAACATGTTTGGTAATTACAATGTGGGCTTGGTGTGTACCAACCACACATACGCAAGTCAAGACATGTTTGACCCAGATGACAAGATCTCAGGCGGTCAAGGATTTATCTATGCCAGCAGTATTGTAGTTGCCATGAAGAAACTCAAGCTCAAAGAAGATGAAGATGGTAACAAGGTATCGGAAGTGAATGGTATCCGTGCGTCATGCAAGATCATGAAGACACGCTATTCAAAACCCTTTGAAGGTGTACAGGTCAAGATTCCGTACACAACAGGCATGAGTCCATATTCGGGCTTGACTGACCTGGCTGAGAAAAAAGGTATCCTTAAAAAGGATGGCAACAGACTGGCATTCACTATACAGGACACAGGCGAGATTATCAAGTATTTCCGCAAGGCCTGGGAAGCCAATGAAGATGGTTGTCTTGACAAGGTCATGGCAGATTTTGCCAAGATCAAGGATGAGGTCGTTGTAGAAGAAGCAGGAGACGAAGCATGAGCGAAACAGTAGCAAGTGAAATCTGGAGTGAGCTCAAGCGTTACGTCAACACTGTGGATCGTGACGAAGCAGCAGAAGCTGTGGTTGCAATCTTGATTGACAACGATTCTGACGTGGAAGATATCCGTACAGCCTTCAAAGGCGATGCTGATATCAAACGTGCTCTTACTGCTTATCTTGACAACGATCGAGACTATGCGGATCCCGAAGATGAAGAGCCAGAAGAAGACAGTGACACCGCAGAAGATGACCGCTGGGAAAACTAATGTGGTATAGTCAAGTGGCAGCGGATCTGGGCAAGATCCCAGATTTCATGGCACACTATGATAGTGAACTCACAGCCGCCAAACAAGATTGCCGAATTGGTGGCATCGTTGAGAACAACATCAAGCTACTGCCAGGCATAACTGAACAGAGATTCTATCAGCTTCAGGAAGTGGAAGCTGTGCTGAATCTGCTGAACATTCAGTTGCGCAAGATTCGTCGCAAGCACTTTCAAAAGTACCTGGAAGGCTACAATCGTGCCCTCAGCAGTAGAGATGCTGAAAAGTATGTGGACGGTGAAGACGAAGTGATTGACTTTGAAACCATCATCAATGAAGTGGCCCTGTTGCGAAATCGCTGGTTGGGCATCATGAAGGCGCTGGAAAGCAAAAACTTCATGCTGGGACATATTGTTCGTTTACGGGCAGCTGGCATGGAAGATATTCAAGTTTAAGGATTGTTATGAAAAAAACTGCTTTTGTTACAGGCATGACTGGCCAGGATGGCCCGTATCTTGCCAAATATTTGATTGAAAAAGGCTACCATGTGTATGGCTTGGTCAAACGCTATTCAAATCCCAACCTTGAAAATATTAAATGGCTTGGAATCGAAAACGACATTGAACTCATCACCGGTGACATCACAGATGAGAACAACATGAATCACATCATGCAAAGTGTCAAGCCCCAGGAAGTTTATAATCTTGCAGCTCAAAGTTTTGTGGGCATCAGTTGGGAATTGAACAAACTCACCACAGAGGTCAATTGCATGGGCCCGTTGAATCTGCTGAACTCAATTCGCCAACACAATCCCAATGCTCGTTTTTATCAGGCCAGCACTAGTGAAATGTTTGGCAACGCTACTGAGCCAGGACTTCAGGGTGAAACAACTCCATTCCGTCCACGCAGTCCATATGGAGTGAGCAAGTTATATTCACACTGGATGACCATAAACTTCCGTGAAAGTTATAGTTTGTATGCTTGTTCGGGTATCTTGTTCAATCATGAATCGCCCCTGCGCGGTCGTGAATTTGTCACACGCAAAATCACAGATGCAGTGGCACGTATCAAGCTGGGCTTGGCCAATGATGTTACCCTGGGCAATCTAGACAGTGCTAGAGACTGGGGCTTTGCTGGCGATTTTGTGGAAGCCATGTGGTTGATGCTGCAACAAGAAAAAGCCAGTG